AACATTGTGTTTGCTAGACACATACCCAAACTGTTTGAAAAACTGAAGTCCTTGCATATAGACTGCCATGTAGTGCAACAGCGCCATTATTTGTTTTGGGAAGGTGGAATACATTGTAGCACACTAGACGTCAAACGTAAAGGCGCCAAAAGAAAAATCATATAAAAAACCTGCTTACCGAATCGCTTTGCTGTCCGCTTCGCGGTTTAAAAATTGCGTACCGCTTCGCGGAAATTTGGCTTTCCGCCTACGGGTATTACTGCGTCAACCACTGCTCGAATGAATGAAGTTTGACATCTGTGCATTCTACATAATCAGAATTGTTGTGATGTCTTACTTTGCCTCTGCCTGAAATTACATCACCATCTCTATAACCAAAAGGTTTTTTAACTGTGATGTCTATGTATTCTCCTGGACCAATACCTAGTGTTACAAATGTAATATATTTTCCATTGTTGCCTCTGAACACTCTACCGTTTGCAACTACTCCTGCAAATTCTACATAATCTAAATATTGTGTTGCAACTTTACATTTAGGAATGAAACCTCTTTTCCACCAACCAGGTTCATTGTCTACTCCCAGTCTTTGTGCTTCTGTGTTGTATACCCAACGTCTATATGAACCTTCACAGTGTTTCAAACAAGCCTCCCAAAATCTTTTAGGGTTATGTGCTTTCTGATATGCTAATGCCCAAATTAATCTTCCAAGATTCACTGCGTGTGCTCTACATAATCCGAAACCTGAAAGTGTCATTAGAGTATCTATTGCTTCTTGTTTCTTAGGATGATTTCCTAATTTTTCAACAAACTCTAAAATTTTTTCATCTTTCTTTTTTGCGAATGCTCTACGATACATATCTGCTTCATACATATCAATACCAATTATATCTGAAATAATTTCAATAGCATCATCTTCAAATACAATACTATCTTGTACTCCGTCTTTAGTCCAGTCATTGAACATTGATGCTTTTTGCCTTCCTGTAAGTGCAACAGGTCTAATCATAGCAGTTGCAAACACACAGTCTAATACACTTTTAGGTTGTATTGCTCTAAACAATCTACGCATTGCAGGTGACTCTCCTTGTGTTACTCCTAACACATCACCTCTACTTAAAAGTTTTGCTGTTGCTTCATCTTCTTCCGGATAGTCTGTTAAATTCTTATCAGGTTCAATTTCTAATAATTGGCTTAATCCTCTGTTTGCAAGTATGTCTACTTTTAAATGTTCTAAATCTTCTACCTCATATTTGTCTAGAAGTATTTGATTGTCTTCACTAATTAAACTTTTAGGAAGTTGCCTATCGAACATTATTACTCCACCACAGTGTTTAGATATACATCTTTTCTTTCCTAATAATTTTTGTTCAATACGTTTGGCTTCTATAGGATCTATATCGTAATCTTCATATTTAAAATTACGTGGCAAGTTTCCTTTTATACCTAAACGTTTAGCCGCTTCTCGCTTTGCTGATTTAGGTTGATATGTTACATAATTTGAAATACGTGCAGTCTTACCAGGCCACTTTTTAAAAATACGTTCCATAACATCTTTTTGTCGCCAGTGTTCAAAGTCTATATCTACATCAGGTAAATCATCACGTAAAGGGTTTAGGAAACGTGCAACGGGTATGTTCCACTTAACTGGATCTACATCAGTGATTCCTAGCAAGTAACATACGAGAGATGATCCTGCAGATCCTCGTGTCATGTGTTTGATATCTTGTGTTATGTCTATGATGTCGCAAATTTTTAAGAAGTATTCTGTGAATCTTTGTTTTAATATTAATTCAAATTCTTCTGCGAGTCTTTTTTGGTACACTTCACCGTCGGGCATTTGCCTTTTAAAACGTTCAGTGAGCCTTTGTATATTTTCTAAATCATTCATTGTTTGCCTCTCTGCCTAAAACAATATTTATGATTTTTAAAAGATAGGATTGACTATTTTGGTAAAATGTTTATGTCGTAGAATTTAGCCATAGTTTCGTATGCTGTGCCATCTACTAATTCTGCATTTTCAAACTGTATGTTTGTTAAGCAATTAAACAATCTACCACGATCATTATCACTAGGGTAATACAAGTCATTTATCTGTGAAATTTTACTTGAACTATAATTTTTTAATACACCAGGCACTAAAGATATCACAGGTATTCCTTCACGCAACACTTCAGTAACAGCCATGGTGTGTAAACTTATCACGCAATAAATGTTTTCCAATGTATCACAAAATCCTCTAGAACCCCTTGCTTTCTTGTTGACCTTTTTCCTTATCTTGATTGGTCTATCAGTGTATTTTTTAACTTCAGCGACTGTTTCGTCGATCCATTGATCAACACTTTTCTTAATATCATAGATGTCTAATCCGTTTTGACTAGGAGCAACTATGTAAACTTGCTCGCCATCTTTCTTCATTGTACGTAAAGGCATATTGAATTTACAAAAACGTTTGTTATCCCATTCGCCTTTTACTTCTTTGATTTGATTTTCATTAAAAGTTAATCTCCAGTATCTTGGTTTCCACCAATTACAATAACCTTTTTCAACATTAAAGTAATCAATATTTTTTTCTGCTAGTTCTTGATGTAATCTAAGTCCGGTATCGTGTCCACCAACTCCACCTAGTATTACCAAGTCACCTTTTTTAATATCTGTTTCTTTTTCAAGATGACCATACACTACTGGTATACCTGCTCTTCTATGAATTGAGTTTGCTACCCAAGTGGCAGTTCTGTATGACGTTCCCTCGTCTAAACTTTTTGGAAGTATAATTCTATTGTATTCTTTATCCATCTTCTCCAAGATCCTTTAAGAATTCTCTTAATTTAGTTCCATCTGTATCAGTTTTTATTCTGCCTACTGTGTCACCTTTTGTTGGATCTGGGGGAGTAAGTGCCTTAGTGTCTGCGTCATCTGTGACTGTCGAAGTTTTCTTTAATGAATTATAAATTGTGCTCTTACGTTTATCAAATTCTTGATATTCTGAATCATCAGAAAGGTCTCTTATTCTCAAACTGTCTACGTCAAACTCTAAATCAATCTTCATACCAACACCACTAGAACTTCTAGTTTTCATAAGTTGTATCTGATATCTACCACGTTCTCTCATTGCTCTACTTGTGAATATACCAAACACATTGTCAGCAGTTTGTATTTTACTTAAACCTCCTGCTATGTGCGAATGATCAAATTCTATTTCTTCAACTGCACCTCTGTTCAACTGTGATGCTGTTACAAATATAACATTTAACTCCATAGCCAAGTTTCTAAGTTCTTCTGATACAAATTTATCTTTTACAAATAAATCACTTGGACTTACTTTTTTATTAATTGGCATCATTAAATCTAAGTAGTCTACAAGTATCACATCTAGTTTTGTTCCAGTTTTAATTTCATATTCTTTAATCCAACTTCTTAAATCATTTGCAGTTTTACCACTAGGCATATATTTGATTTGTAATTTTCCTGATTTTTTGCCAAGTAGTTTAACTTTCATTTCTACACCATCTAAGTCTTTAAATATCTCTTTTGTTGGAATATCAGTCAGCATCGAATCGATCCTCATACTAACAAGTGGCTCACTTAATTCAAAAGACACATACGCAACATTCATGCTGTTGAGTACCCAGTTACAGCCTAAGTTTGCTAGGAATAAACTTTTACCTGCACCACTACCACCTGCAAATATATTAAGTTCACCTTTGTTAAATCCACCAAACAATCTTTTATCCAGTGTTGTCCAACCTGTGCTGACTTGTCCGTTTTGATTCTTTAATCCCATTAATCTTGATTTAGGATCATCAAAATAATCTGTACCTAAGTCTTTGTGTAATCCAATCTGTACTGCCTTTTTGACCAAGTCTTCAACTGGACCATACTCACCTTTTTCAAGCATATCAGCAGATTTCAATATCGCTCTTTCTAAACTTTTGTGTCTTATAAAAGTTTCGAAGTCTGTAAGCAACCAATCAAAATGTTCTTCAGTAAGTTGTTCAGTCTGTTTTAAATCTACGTTGCAAGATTTATTAACCATTTCATATGTTGGAAGTGCGTTGTATTCAGTTACGTATTTGTTTACGAATTGTGCTGTCTCTTGAAGTTTACGATCAAATAAAGAAAAGTCAAATATAGACTGACAACGCACAAAAGTTTCTGCGTTCGCCAACATCATTTCTAGATACAACTTTTGTATGTCATATCCATAATCTTTATTCTGTTTCGCCATGTTCCTTATTATACCACATTTTATCTTGAAAGTCAATGTGTCTGTTGTATTTGGCAAGGACTGCCCCAACACAACTGCCAGGATCTCCTGGATTTTTTGGAACCCATATATCGTCCCAAACCGATTCCAATTTTGTACGTGCTGTTTTATTCAAAGCACAACCACCAACCAAAACTATGTTAGATGTCTTGATGTGCATTTGTATCCAAGAACTTGCACACATTAATACCTGTTCAAAAATGTGTTGCGTAGTAGCGGCAATGTCTGCCATGTCTTGTTCTGAATTTAATTCTGGTCTCCACCAATTACAACCTCTATGGAAATTGAAATGCGTTTTGAATGGAAATCTAGATTCAACTAATTCTTCCATAAACAGTCTGTAATTCTTTCTCCAATTACCTTTTTTGGCTAGTTGTTCGAATTTATGTTCTTCAGCATTTGCTTTAAGTCCCACTCTTTGTGTCATAGCAGAATAAAATAAGCCAATGCTGTGTGGATATGATTGGCTATAAACTTTTTTAATATGATCGCCTTGACCGTGCCATATAGTAAACGTTTCAAACTCTCCTATACTATCAAGTACGACAACAGCGGCATTTCTAAATGGTGATGTATAGTAACCGTAAGCGGCGTGACTTTCATGATGATCAACATACTCAATTGGTATGTTGTGTACTCCTGATTTAGATAAAAATTTTTTTATATTATTTTCTTTCCACTTCCAACCTTGTCCTGATTTCAATTGCCTTAAAGTTTTTTTCCATGGTTTTTCATAAAAATAAATTTTTGCAGGGAAGGCCCATTTTGCATTTGATCTTACGAAAGCCATCATTTTAGGACACAAAGTAGGATCTCCTGGAATACCACTGAAGTCTTTTGACATACCTGCCCATTTTAAATTAAGATGATAATGGTCAGTTAGACCTTGTACTCGCCATTCCATGACAGCCAAACTGGCATCATGATTATTTCCTGTTACTCCCCAAACTATCATTTGTATATAAACGGATCTCTTTTTTGTAATTCTTTAATTTTCTTTTTGTATTTTATATGGTCTATAAGTTTGATTATAGGCCAGAATATAAAAGAAAATACTTTCTTTATATAAACCATTTTTTCATCCTCAGTTTTATTTTAAGTTGCGATTCTTCAGCGTTCTTTACAATCGAGTATAAAGTATGCAGTCTACCATATTTACGCACGGCATCATTCACATCTCCAATATCTTGACTCCAATCGGGCATACTAACACTCCATCCAGATTCCATAGCATCATAGACAAGTTTTTGACCTGCTTCATCTCTGTCGGGAACAACTATCACGTGTTTCCCTAAACTATTAAGAAGTGCTGTTTGTTGTTCTTTTATTTCACTTCCTAGTAATGCAACGCCATCTATGGCAATAGCATCAATTGGACCTTCTACAGCAACCACATATTTTCTATCATCTGTTTGTTCATCTATGTTGAAAACATATCCTGGTTGTTGTTCAGACAAGTATTTCACTTTGCTTTCTACAACTTTTCTTGCTGTGTATCCTACAACTTTCTCTCTATAATAGAAAGGAATAATAAGTCTATCTCTGTATCCGGATTCAGGAGTCCAATAAAAATCATAGTCATTCAAATTTAATTTTCTGGAAGCAATATATTCTAAAACTTTAAACAAGTCTTTGTCTATACCACCCGGCTCTAATGCTTTGTAGTCTGCCCATTCATGTATAGGCTTAGACTTTGCTGGAAGTTCTTTGGATACAAATTTAGGAAGTGTTATAAATGTTTTGTGTCCAGTTTCATCAGTTTTGGTTTGTAAGACTTGTAATGCTAATTTTGTTATTGTGTCATCTGGAACATTAAGCCATCTCATAAATTTTTTCATTTTAAAAGATAGATTGCGACCATTCCTCCAACTTGTTTTAAATCCACAGTTGAAACAATGAAAACTTACTCCCTCATCTGCATTTGCAATCAATCCTCCTCTTTGTCTTGTGTCTGGAGTTGTGCCATTATGCTCACAACAAGGGGCATTGAAAGCCAACCAACCACTAGGAGTTTGTTTACGTTTTGCTGGCAAGTAAATTTGTAATGCATCGAACACAATATTCATGCACTAATAATATAACCTTTTGGTTAAAAAGTCAATTAATTTCGAACTAGGATTTTGGATAAACTACCAGATGTAAG